CCTCACCGTAACGCTCAACCAGCGCGGTACGATATGCTTCGATGTTCCCTGATTTGTAGACGTTGCAGACATCACACTGAAGATGGATGTTGAAGCGAGTGAAGCGCAGATGCCCCGCGGCGGCCGTAGTCCTGTAATGGCCTGCATGCCATGCGAACGCCGTCTTCGTTCCACAGGAGATGCAACCGAGTCCTTCTGCCAGTTCGGTTTCGCGGCAAATGTCATTTACGGCGCGCTGCGTCAAGTCAATCCAGTGCTTCAGCGGCTTAACCGCGGCTTTCCGCTGGCGCCAGGCGGCGCGTTCTTTTTTCTCAGCGGCGCGCTGAAGTGATTGCGCCTTACGTTGCGCGGCTTCGTGAGCTTTTCTGGTTTGTTCTTTGCCGACGGCGCTGGCACACTGGTACGAGCAAACGATCTGCCCCTCGCGTATCGGGTGAAACCACTGGCGGCATTCTTTGTTTGCGCACTTACGGCGCGGTAATTTAGCCATGCTCACCCCCAGACCTTTTGGCGTAAGGATTTTGGCGTCCGCACCCGGTGTGCATATTCAGGTAATTTCACGCTGACAGTCCAGGTAATGAAGTCAGGGTTCAGGCTCTTTTCTGTCCTTATGCCCCGCTTCTGATAATCCGATATCAGAGTGTCGGCCTGCTCGGTTGTACAGTCGTGATGATGGAACCAGGAGTATTTCATCGCCATCACCCCGCAAAGCTCATGAGCTGGGCGGCGGCGTTCTCGGCCTCGCGCTGAGTACGGAATGTACGTGATAAAATCCAGCGCCAGAGAACATCAAGCGCGGATTTATACAACTGCTGAAATTCGACCTCATCCATGCTGGAAAAAGCGATGCTGCGGGGATGTTTGCGAAGGGTGCCGTCCGGTAACTGGATGGCGTCATAGTGACCAGCCTCAACCGTCACCCATGCGCGGTATGCATCGAAAGATTTACAGAGGCTAATTCCGTTTGTTACCCGGCGGTTTGCAATCTGTTCCAGATACTGTTCAGCCGCATCCAGTAATGCGCCCTCATTCCCGCCATATGCAGCGAGAAACTTTGCATAACCGTTTACCAGTTTGCGTTCATTGGCAGAAATGGCGCCGCCGGTGGGTTCCCAGTATTCAAACCCAAGATTAAGCAACGCGAAAAAGCGGCGATGGAATGCAGGATTCCTCACCTGACGGAACTCAGCCACCAGCACGGCGCCGAGTTTGATTTTTGATTGCAGAATATCACTGGTCTCCGGCGTTGCGGGGATCAGAATTCCAGATGACTGCTTGATGAGTTGTAATTCGTGCGCCATGGTATTCACTCCGTGGCGCATCGCGGTCAGGTTGCTGGTTGTTCAGGCCAGCTCAAGAATTATGATTGCGTACGTAGTGACAAGTCAATTTTTAGAAGCCATTTCCCGGACAACTTCCATGATGGTTTCTTTTGACCAGTAAAGATCATCTCTGGATAACTTTCTGGGTGTTACAGCCCCATCTCTGCTTGTAATAATATATCGTTCCTCTGCTCTAATCCTGAACGACAGAACCTCAAGCCCTCTTCCATTAGTAATGGTCACCCGAAAATTATCAGCAAGATCTGATTGAACTATATCCGCCACATAATCCCCCTGAGCGACATACAGACGCAATTAAAAAATGTCGGCAGCAGCATCAAAGGTATACACATTGCGGTATTCGGATAAATGCGCGCCAGCCCTAAGCGCTATGTTAATAAAACCAATCGTCAGCGCTCTCCCTGGTCTCCAGGAGGATCATTTCAATTTGCTTTTTATCGTCCTTGGCAGCGCCATAAACGTTAAGTCCATCAGATCCGGCTCGTCGAATCACCAGACTGCAATCTTCATACTGATTGTTAAGCCGCTTAAGCAGCTCCTTCTCAAGTGCCGCCTCCGCACCGTCAGGAAGTTTTTTAGTGCGATCAATGGTTAACTCAACTTTCATTATTGCCTCCATTGCCTGTACTGTATTTTTATACAGTATACCTGTGAGAGCAAATGATCAACTTCTTTAGAGCACTTTTTGGGAAAGCTAGTCCTTTGTTTATCATCCAAATATTCAGCATTTAGAAGGAGAATCCGCGCGTATAGAGCTCTCAAATGGAAGAGTAATTCTTGGAAAATTTAACTTACCGCAATGTGTCACATCACTAATTTTGTTTTTTTCCAACCACACGTAGAACAGTACTGCGCACCACCCTTGATTTTATGTGGGGTAAGCTAAGTATGAGTTTAAACCCCTGAGAAAATACTGTACATTAAACCAGTATCAATTGGAGAGTGGAAAAGGGCTTTGGGGCTGGATTTTGACATTTGAAAGGTTGTAAAATCATCAAGCTAACCTTGTGTTTCAACTACCATCAGACTCACTGATATGCGTCTGTGGCGGTAGCGTGCCAGAAACAATCTTGCAACAAACCCAATCCATCTCTTTACGTATCTGTAGATTGCCAATGAGTTGTTTGAAGTGTGTAACTACACGAAAAGTACAACTTTAGCGATGCTAAGATGTATATTAACCCAAGAGATGTAAGCCATGAAAAAAAGAACAGGTTTAAAGTATGCATTATATATATTGTCACTATGGCTATTGTTTGTATCACTTTTTATAATGTCATATGACAAGAATCTTTTTGTAAGTATATCAACATATCTGGACAGCAAAGATACAGGAACATTACTTTCAAGCATCACGCCTAAAAATATAGTTTTTATTTCCAGTTTTGCAATGATAGTAGCAGGTGTTTTAATTTTTCTATATTTATTACTTTCCTTTAACTCTGGTTGGTCGGTAGCGTGCACGGTTTCTGATGTTAGAAATGAAAGTCATGAGCATCTTGAATTTTTAACTACCTATGTTATGCCTTTGGTATTTACTGATGTGAACAGCAAGAGGACTATGCTGAATCTTTTGATCATGATAGTAGCTATAGGGATGATTTATGTAAAAACAAATCGTTTTTATTCTAATCCATCGTTAGCATTGCTTGGATTTAGAATTTTCAAAGCTAATATAAATGATAGAGGAACCAAAGAATTTGTAATCATTTGCCATGGCGAAATTGATAACAACAGCAGAATAAAATATATCAAACTAGATAACAATACATGTCTTGCTAAAATCACTCAATAATCGAGGATGAAATGTTCACAGCAATAGATAATATATTAAATTCAACCCAACTCTCCGGTGAGGCTTATTTTGTTGCAGAACACCAAGGGCAACTAGATATTTTCAGAGTAGCTCTAGAACCAGGTGCAGAACAGAAATTAACACAGTCTTTCAGTCGATCACTTAAGCGTGATGTTGTTGACCCAAACACTGGACAGAACACCTTGCCGTTAGTTTCTTCTCTGCTAAGTCGAGATAAGCAGGTGCATGAATATGATCACCAAGTAATAAACTATCTTCCACCTGCTCTAGCAAAGATGGCGGACGTGCTTAGCTTTGGAGTTAATAATACACCCACTGACTTTGACTTTGCCCAGCAAAACCTATCAACCGTGAAAGGAATAGTTTATTATCTTTGTGATGGTCAAGGTAACGGAGTTGTTGTTTACCAACACAAATATCCAATCGCACTACATAAAAAAACAAAATTGTCATATTTCTCTGCGAATGGTAGAACCCTTGATGAGGTCACCCATGATAGCATTGACATAAATGGGAATGTGGATTTCTTTTACTTTGACAACAAGTATTATGCACTAAATATCAACTTACTTGAAAGAGCATATGGCCTTGAACAAGTCATAAATAATTTAGCGGCAAATGCAACCCCTCATATAATCGCACTGAACATCTTGGACGTATCAAATCATCCGAACCCTGCAGACATTTTTAATGACATGCATCGAAATAGAAACTTCATGCGCAGACTTGCCACCACAGCAAACAGTCCACTACTACAGAATGGAACTATTAACATAGCCAACATTCAGACATTAATTCAAAATTTCCCGATTCTTGGAAGGAATATAATAATCAATCAAGCTGGATTGATAGAATTATCATCTAAAAAGCAAAAACTATATTTCATTCGCCTGCTAAATAATGAGGCATCTTTCACAGCATTAAACCTAGAGCCTTTTCTTGCGGTCGGAAAAGACTCAGCGGCATAATTTATATCACAATAGTTGTTCAAACCTTAGGTTTTATGGACATCAACACTATCCTTACCTGAATGCAAAAGCAATCGGGCCGGGTTCACTCGCCGCAAGAAACGTGTCGCTTTCCGGCATTTTCTCCAGCCACATCCGGTTAATGTGATGCAGTAGGCGCCGCTGGTGGTGAGCCGGGAGATCCCCGGCGTTATCAACCTGAGAAAAAACCATTTTCACCTCAGTTGGCCAGACGGTTTCCTGAATATCCACCAGCAGCAGGCTTTCCAGTTCAATGATCCGGTTTGTGGCGTATTGCAGAAGCTGGTCCATCATTCAGCCTCCTGCTGCGGTGCTGCTGCAATCATGGCTGCGTAGATATTCCCGAACTGTACGCAGAATGATTCATCTCTATTGAACAGCACATCGTCGCAGTTCATAGCGGCTGCGATCATGTCATCCGTCAGCTCAACCGGCACCATCACCCAACCATCCGAAATAACCGGCACGTTTTCTGAATTGCTTGATGGTTGCTTGACGGGTGCTTGATTACCCTGAAGCATGGCAGCGCGACAGGCGTTCCAGATTTTCTGAGCCAAAAACTTATCGCCAATGTTATGAGCCAGCAGACTGACAATTTGATCCGCCAGGCCTTTTGGTATTTCCTCCGGCACTACCGGTGCGGGCTGGGCGTGACGATAGAGCGGGATATCCCCCACCTCCTGGTTTTGTTTACCCCAAATCAAAGAGGTTTCTCGACCCCTGGCAATATGATGAAGATTTCGTTCGTCGGTGAACACAACAGGATCGGCATCTGCACCATCACGTTCCACAGGTTCAGCGATAAGCTGGGCCAGCGCTATACGCGCCAGTTCGCGCAGGTTTTCGCTATACGGTGACGTGTTATCACGACTGATTACGTGGTTAGCCGTATCAATTAAAATCTGCTTTTGCTGTTCTCTGGTAATAGTGGTCATGGGTTAGCCCTCACCTTTTGACAGTAAAAGCGCCTCTACCGTTTCCGGCTGTGGGTGGCGGTAATTCAATAACTCTGCCGGCATTTTCATTAACTTGCCGTCACCAGTTAGCGCATTAACCCGACAACCTTTTACACCAAACGCCGCGGTATCAATGGTTTCATCGTACTGATTGAGAAGTTCGGCCATTTTCTCCCGCCACTCTTCCGGCATTTGCATCATTGCTACACGTGGCATCACGAGAAACGCTGCATATGACAACCCAAACCAAAGGTCAAGGTCCTTTCTCTCATCATATTTTTTAGTTTTCATCTCTCACTCCCCCTTCACGCCGATGCCAGCAGCGCTCTCAAGTAATTCGTCAGCGGCCTGAATTTCAGGATGTTCGTCATAATCAGGCAGGTAGCGACGGGCTACTGCTGCAATGCTATTTAGCACCTTGCGGTGTTCTGCTATGCGGTGTTCTGCGGCTTCCAACTTTTCGCGCGCATCCCGCATATCATCACGCAGCGCCAGCGCTACGGCCTCTATTGCGTCTTTCCCCCGCTGGAGTTGAATATTCTCATCCAGCAGCGCCAGCATGGTGCGAGGGTTAGCGGCGGCGATAAATTCCGCGTCACGTTTCTCAACAGTATGGGCCAACGTCACTTCTTCACCGCAAAGAGAAAATGGCGTTACCGTGATGCCATTGAACAGTGATGAGGTGCGGCGCCAATTCCCCGGCGTAGCCCTCTCAGCCA